AATTGTCAAGAAATTTCTGATAGTCTATCAACAAATTTTAAATAATGATTTGGTTCAACTATAGAATAAAGATCATTTAAATTAACTTGCATTTCAAGAATATTTTTAATATCTTCTAACGAATTATATGTAAAATGTTCTGGAATGAATTCTAAATATGTTTCTAATTTAGGAACTATTGGTTTACATCCATAACAAATAGCATCATGAACACAAAAACCAAATGATTCAACATTTGCGGTAGATAATATAAACTCACATCTTTTACATAAATCAATATATTCTTGAGAATTCAAATTAACTAAATTAACCAAATTATTATATTCATAATTTAATTTTTCATTTGTACAAACATAGAAAGTAAAATCTGGAAAATTCTTTATTATATTTTCTATTTTTGAAAATCCTTTAGCTTCATCATTTACTCTCATTCCTGCCCAAATTATAGAATTCTTCTTTTTATTTTCGAATATTTTAAAATCTTCTAAAGGAGCACCTATTGCTCTTTTTTTCTTATTTGGTAAAGTATTCATAACATATTTTGAAGTAGTTAAAATACTTGGCAATGAATCAGAATAATCATATAATGGTTGATCTGGATAATATTTTTTACAATCTTTATTCATATGAACAAACGTATCATAAGGTAAATCTAATCCATGAGATATTAACTGAATATATGGCATTTGAAAAGGTTCTAAAAATATAATTTTATCAGGATTATATTTTTTGACGTATTTAGGTAATTCTTCTAAACTATGTTCCATATATAATTTAATAAGTTGTAATCTTGAGAAATTATTTGTTACAATAAATTTATCAAGATTAATTTCAATCTCTGGATAAAATTTAATCGGATATTTTTTTTCAGAAAGAGCTTTGTCAACTCTTTTCTGAAAATTATAACTCCAACCCATACTTGTAGTAATCAATTTATTAATTAAAATCATTATTTAACTCCAGTATGACCAAATCCTCCTGAACCTCTTTCTGTTTCTTTTAAATCGCCAATTTTTTCTTTAAATTGAGCTAAAGGTTTTTCAGATATTACTAACTGTGCTATTCTATCACCTTTCTTTACTTCAAAATCCTTTTCTCCAAAATTTGCAAGTATAACTCCAATTTCACCAGTATAATCAGGATCAATGGTTCCTGGTGAATTTAAAACAAACACACCATTCTTAGCAGCTAATCCACTTCTTGATCTAACTTGAATTTCTAAATTATTTGGAATTTCCGGAGCTAATCCAGTCTTTACCAATTTTACTTTTCCAACCGGAATAATAACATTTTCTATTGAAGTAACATCAGCACCAACAGCATTTTCAGACATATACTTAGGTATTTTAGCATCTTCATTTAATTTCTTTACGTAAACAGTTTGCATTTTAACATTTTCCTTTTTTAATTAATTTTTCTAAATACATACAAATTTTTATATTATCGTTAGTGTCAAAATATTTTCTTAAAGCTGGTATTATTTCTTCCTTTCTATAATTATCATAATAATCATTTAACAAAACTTCTCTTAAATAATTTAGAGATTCTTTATATTCAAATAAATCTTTATTATATTTTTCTTCAATTCCAAGTTGAGTAAATATTCCCCACCTTCTTACACAGACTATACAAACACCACAATTTCCTTTTTCTCCAGAAAGACATGAAGATGTTAATAATAATTCTTCTTTTGTCAATCCATTCTCCAAAGCCCATTTTACCGAATCAAGTTTACCAAATCCTGCATCAGCTAAAGGAAATCTTAATTTAATTTCTTTTTTCGTATAAGGTGATAAAACATAATTCACAAAAGTATTAAATTTTTCTAAAAATTCATAATTCTTATCAGTTGCTTCTTTATGGGTTTCACCACAAAGAGCACCCAACCAAATTTCGTCAGGTAAATAAATTGACGCTCCCAATAATGCTAAAACAGCATTACGACCAGGAATCATTATATTACCACAAGGATTTCCTTCTTTTCCAACACATTTAAAATCTTTTAAATAATCTATTTTTCTAATATCAACATCAGAATCTAAACATTTCATTTCTTTTTCTGAATATTCTTGACCAATATCAAACCATACTTTTTTAATTTCATCATTTGGATGATTTATTTTTGCATAAAGTTCCATTATTTTAGAATCTAAACCACCAGAATATAATATTAATATTTTCATTTTTCTTTAAACTCCTTAATCAATACATTTCTATCATCAAGATAAGAACCAACCATAAGTTTACCACAAATAATTCCTTCAAATTTTAAACCGCATTGAATAAGAATATTTTTTATTAAATAATATTCGTACCAACTTCTACTTGTAAATACAAAAACTTTACCATTATATTTTTCGTTTATTCTTTGAACAAGTTCCATATCTACTTGTCCGTTTTCAAATAAAGTAGAATCAAAATCAACTGAAATATGATCAAACATTAATTCAACCTTTCTTTTTACAATTAATCCAAATTTCTTCATATTCTTTATGAATATTTTGTTCTGCAATGAAATCAACTTTCATTACTTTTGAAACAACTTCATAAACAGAATTAAAATTAAAAAATTGTTTATGACCCCATTTAACATCATTAGCTCCAATCGATTTTTCCGCATTTGGAACTACAATACATAAAATTCCATCTTCTTTTAACATCAAACTTAATTTTGTTAAAACATCAACTGGATTTTCAAAATGTTCTAAAGCATGAGTAAAAAATATCAAATCATATTTTTTATTAATATTAAGATCTTCCAACAAATTTAAATATTTAACTTCATCATCAATAGGATATAAATCATAAAAATCAACATTATGTTGTTGTCTATATTGATTTCCAAAATATTTATTTCCACAGCAAATATCAGCAATATCAAGTCTTTTAGTAATAAAAACATTAACAAATTTTAAATATTGATTAATCCTAAATTTTGAATATTCATCAAAATCATTATAATTATCTTGTTTCCATCTTTCATTAAAATCTTCCATCAATTTACCTTTCTATAAATGAATTCATTTTACTTTTCTTTGAAATTTGATTTTGAATATACTCATAATAATGTTTCAAATTATGAATTCCTCTAAGTTTATTTCTCATTTGTGATCTAAATACAACCATATTAATTCCATAATATTGACATAAAGGACAATCACAACGTTTCCAAGGTTTAGACATTAAAGTATATTTTATTTCTTCAATATATCTTTTCATATCATCGAAATCACTGTTGGAACACTTTCTATACATTACCTCAAAATGTCTTATATCTGTTATTATCTCATTTAATAAAGATTTATTTGATATAATTTTATAATCAGCATTTTCGAGTTTATCATATTCAAATAATTTTAAAAGTATTTTCTTTGATTCATTATCAATTTTTTCAACTATCTTATCACTATTTTGTTTATTTTTAATTTCAATTTTTTTATTTAATGTTGGTGCACCTTTACTTAAAATAGGAATATACAATGAACCATATTTAAAAAAGTTATTTCTTTCATTAACAAAATAAGATGCAATTGGTGCATTACTAGCATTAAGTAATGGTGTTGAATTATCCATTGAACAAACAATATTTAATTTATGAATAGCAGATAACAAATTCATTCTACCAAAACCAAGCAAATGTAATTTTATATTATATTTGTCAATTGTTGGTTTAAGATATGAAAGTAAAGTTGTTACAAGATCATTATTTTTTGCGTTTACTGTTAATCCACCTATACCACAATATTTAAATCCTGCTTCTCCTAATTCTTCTAAAGATTGTTTATATGAATCCATATTCCAACCTTGTACTGAACCTATTAAATATACTTTAGATTTTCTTTTCTTTACCAATTCTAACATTTTTATAGCATTATCTGTTGACAATTTTCTTCTATAAACATGAGTTTCAGTTGGTTTAATTCTATTTGTTAAATCAATCATATCAACCACATGATCAAGAGAAATACCAAAATCCAAATCCATATCCTCATAAAAATCTAATACTTCATCAATCGTACATGTTGGATCTTTTTCAGTAAAATAAGATGAAGGACCACAATCACCCATTAATTTAATTTCATCAGGAATATTAAAATATTTTCTCATTCCACCTTTTTCTTTAATTTCCTGAACTTGTTTTTCACTTATTAATGCTCTTGAAATCAATGATCCATCAAAATAATGATTCTCTTTTACAATATCATAATATGTAATGTTAGTTCTATTTCTCTTTAAAGAATCACTAAAATTATCATTAACATAATCATAATTAGCATCTATTCCGACCATCTCATCAGAAGTAGCAATAAAATAATTTAATTTATTAAAATATGAGTTTAAATCTACCATGATTATCCTATTAACATTTGAAATTCATTTCTTGTTTCTGCATTTTTAAAATCACCAGTAATTTTACTTGTAAGAGTCCAAGAATTAGTTTGTTTAACACCTCTCATTACCATACAAGTATGTCTACCACTAACCTGAACAATAATACCTTTAGGATGAATATTACATTCTAAAATTTCAACTATATCATTTGTAAAATCTTCTTGTAATTTAGGTTGTTTTGCAAGTAATTCTACAAGTCTTGATAATTTAGAAATTCCTAATACTTGTTCTGAAGGAATATAACCAAAATTTACTTTATACTCAACTGGCAAAAGATGGTGAGGACAAAGCGACCAACAAACAATATCTTTTGCAACTATCATTCCATCATATTGTGAAGGAAAAGAAGTAGATAAAATATTTCCAATTTCTTTAGAAGCATTTATTCCTTCGCAAATTTCATAATAAGCTCTTGCTACTCTTTTTGGTGTATCAGTAAAATTAGGATCAGTTATATCTAAACCAAATTCATCTTTTAATCCTTCAAGTATTAGTTTAGCACCTTGTTCTACTTTTGATATTCCAACAAATTTTGAAATCTTATTTTTTAAATTTAATTTATCACCACATGAATTACAAAGATAAATTGTACCTAAACCAGTAATTGTATAAGGTCTTGCATCATTATTTTCACATCTATCACAACGCATTATTCACCTTCTTCCCTTTTCTAATCCAAATTCACATCAAGACCATAAATAGTTGTTTTATTTTCATTCAATAATTCTCCATTTGATTCTTTAATTGAATTATTACTCCAAACAATACCAGTTCCATTACAAGATTTACATTTTTCTGGAGTAACACTTGAAGAAACATAATAATTTACTCCAATAGCAGAATAGAAGCTATTTGGAACTAACCCTCTTCCTTCACATATAGGACATTTATAAGGTCTTGACATTTTATTTTCTCTTTTTATTTTTCAAAAAATTTATTTCTTTTTTGAACATCTTTCCAAGAGTGAGATTTCTTTGAAATTGGTCTACAATATTCATCTTTTTCATAATAATGATCATCTACTATTCCATTTCCATTACATATTTTACATCCAGAAGGTATAAAATAATTCGCATAATCTCTTATTGAACCACATCCATTACAAAATGGACATTTCATTTTTATTGATTTTTTCTTTATTTTCCGTAGATATATAATAAAATTTTTAAATATAATTGTCAAGAAATTTATTAACAACTAATTTTAATTTATCAAGTTCTGTTTCAGGAATTTCATTAAATTGTAATACTCTTATTAAGTTATCATCCGAGTCATCAATTTTATCATTTTCAAATGGAAAAACTATCCAACCCATTTCTTTATGAAGAATATTATTCTTTTTATCTATTAAAGGGTAGAATGGTTTATTATAAAGTTTTTCGTATTTATCTTTTGTTCTTCCACTTTCTTGAACATCATCAACTATAACATCTGCTTCAAATGGATTAAAAACAATTTCCCAACCCATATTTGTAAATATTGACGAAAGAATCATTCCACCTTTAGGAACGCCATAAATTTTAAGATTCCAACCACCATAATGCGGTTTCTTATTTAAATCCCGTTTCATTTTATCACTTAATTCAAAACATCTATCTTGAAGTTCTTTCCAAGTCATTATATATTTTTTAATCATTCAAAATCTCCACACTCACAATAAGTTTCTTTACCAACATAAGTTTCATATACTCTTACTTTAAAACCTAAATTTTGATCTTCTTTTTTTAAATCAAAATAAATTTTTTGACAAATATTTTCTGCAGTTGGATTTATTTTATCAAATGGTTTTATTTCATTTAATAATTTATGATCATATTTTTCTTTAATTTTCTTCACATTATTAAAATCAAAAAGAATCCCATCTTTATCTTGAAATCTTGAATCTCCTCTAACCCAAACACAAATTTTTTGAGTGTGTCCATGAGTGTGCTGACAATTTCCATTGTAACCTCTTATAGAATGTGCAATATCAATAACTGTCTCGGTATAAACTGTTAAAATCATTTTTAAACTCCTCTTTCATTTCCGAATAACCATATATGACTTCTCATTGAAATATTCCAACCATTATCAATAATCTTATCAAAATATTTCAAAATTGTTTCTTTTATTGTTTGTGTATCTGTTCCAATTGGTTGTAAATAAATAAATTCAGGTAAAATATGATATTTATGTTGTTGTTCCTTTACAAATTTTAAATCATTTTCATCTTTAAACAAATATTTTACAATATAACTTCTACTCATTAATAATTGTTCTATTAAAATAGGTTCTAAATACAAATTATTAGATTTAGTTTGTTTTTCTTGTGCAAAATTTACCTTTGGGGAAATATTAAACTGAATTTGATTATTTAATATCAAATCATAAAAAATCCCAAAACTCTGATTATCTAATTTAATAGTTCCATTTGTTTCTATTTCAAATGTTTTATCTTCATATTTAAAATGTTTTAATACTTTTTTAATTTCGAATAAATTTGATGGAAGTAAAGGTTCCCCACCAGTAAATACAACATTATTCACTTTCTCTATTTTCTCAAATATTTCTTCATCTGGAATATCTATTATTTGTGATTTATCTAATGCATAAAGAGAGTCGCATAGGATACATTTCAAGTTACACTGTGGAAATCTAATGAATAATGAATTTTTTCCTTGTGTATTTCCTTCTCCCTGAATTGAGTTAAAAACCTCCACTATTTTCATTTATTATCCCATTCATCTAATTGTTTATCAATAACATTTCTTATTTCAACTAAATCATTATAATCTAATAAACCTAAAGTAACAACATGCCTATTTGGATTAATTGCAGGAAATGTATTATCAGTAACAATAAGTTTATCTTGAATTTCAACTGAATCACTTTCAAAAGATAAAGTACAAAGTTTCGAATATTTTAATTCTCTATTAGTTATCCAACATTTTTTCATTCATCAACCTCTACATTCTTCACATTTGTAGCCAAAATCAGGACCTCTATAAGTTTCTTGAAATCCTGTATCATTGCAATTTTTACATTTAATTATTTTCTTTTCTTCTTTATTTTTAAAGATTTCATTAAATCTATCTTCTGTTATATTCACAGATAATGCATAATTTGATCTTGTTTTATAACTCATGGTTAATCCTCTAAATTATTCCAATTTTCGTTTTTTAAATTTCCTCTTATATTAGATTATAGAATCCCACAATTAGGACAAACCAATATATCTACTGAACCAACATGTTCATCATTAGGCATTTTACCAACAAATGATGTTGTCGAAGGATAAGGATTAATTTTTTCCAAACTCACCATAATAATTACAATTCCTACATTTCATAATTAACCTTTCAACTATTTATTAAAAAAAGGAAGTAAAAATTAATTTACTTCCTAATAATAAAATTTTAAAATATAATTGTCAAGAAAATATTTTCATAAACTATAAATATATTTATGAAAACGATAAAAATACCAATAAAAACAAATGAATTACAAATAAAAGAAATACAAAGACAATGTTCTATTGTAATTCGATTTGCATATAATCGTTTTAAAGAAAATAAAACACAAAAAGAAATCGAATATCTTTGTAAAAAATTAAATAATATTTCTTCTTTATCACCATTTTTAATTCAATGTCTTATAACCAAATCTAAATCTTTATTTGAAAAGAAACATGAAAATATTATCTTTGGTAGTACGCATAATTTTATTCAAAGATGTAAAAATAAAATATCCAAAGAACAATTTAAAGAAAATAGATTATTAAATATTTATTCTATTGGTCAATCAAATAATTTCGGTAATCGAATGTTTGATTTTAATATTATTGAAGAGAATAAAATCATATTCAAATTAAACCGTAAAGATCATATTGATATTCAATTACCCAAACTAAGAAAAAACATAAAGCAGGAACTATATAAATTACAAGAATTAATGCAACAGAAGAAAATTCCAGTAACTATAGAATTAAATTCAAAAGAAATTTTCATTATATTTGAAGAGTCCTTCTTATATCAAAAAGAAAAATTATCTTTAAATGAAAATAGAGTATTAGGTCTTGATTTAAATCCCAATTTTATAGGATTAAATATTAGTGAATTTGACAAAAATGAAAATCAAAAAATTCTTTATTCTTGTGTTTATGATCTTTCCAAATTAACAATTGAATCTGGTAAATCTTCAAATTCTAAAGAATCAAAATACATAAACAATAAAAGGAAATTTGAAACCTTTCAAATTTGTAAACAAATACATAAATTAGCTATTCATTTTCAATGTTCTAAAATTTGTATTGAAGATTTAAACATAAAATTACAAAATCATAATAAAGGAACCAATTTTAATAGATTAGTAAACAATAAATGGAATAAAAAATTAATTATCAATAATCTTAAAAAACGTACCAATATTTCAGGAATCAAATTTGTTGAAGTAAATCCAGCTTATTCAAGTTTTATAGGAAATATACTTCATGGTGAAAAATATCCAGATCAAATCGCATCAAGTATTGAAATATCCAGAAGAGGATATTTCAAATTTATTAAAAATAAATTCTATCCAAAATTAATAAGTATTGAAGATTTGCAAGATCAATGGAAGAAAACTACAAATCAATCGTTTAATTTTACTTATAAAGATTGGAAAGAATTGTTTTTAATATTTAAAAATTCGAAAATGAAATATCGAGTTCTTTTAAATGAAATTAATCCTTTAAAAGTTTTTAGTCTTAATAATTTAAACTCTAATATCAAAATATTACAGTTTATTTAATTAGATAATTTTCAATGAATTTTTAATCTTTTGGAATCTTCGTGAATTTTCTATTTGGAAACTCCCACTCTCTTCTTACTTTACCCCAAGATGATACTGGTGTAAAGAATCCAACCACCCGGGTTAAATAATCTTTAATCTTACTTCCGCAAATAGGACAAATTTCAAGTTTACCAAATGAAGCATGATCATTGTCACATTGAGACCAAACAGAGTTCAATGCAAAATGTTCACAACCACATTTCACAGCATACTTAATCAATTTTTCTGCTTGTTTTGAAGTTACTTTTTCCGAAATTTGAATATGTACAATACTACCCCCACTCATCAATTTATTAAGTCTTCCATCAGCTTCCATTTTTTCCCAAACTGTCGAGTCCTCCCAAAGAGGTATAAACTGATTACTCAGCATTTTCATTGGAACTTTTTCTTCACCAAAAATAATCTTATCAGCATTACATAATCTAACTGCAAATGCTTCCGCAGGAATTTGTTCACTGTTAGTTACTAAATTATATTTATTCGCAAGTTCTTTAATTTCTCTATCAACAAATTCAAGAATTTCTTTTTGGTAATCTGAATCACCAAATCTTTCTTTCATTAAATTAGAAGCTTCATAAATTCCTAATAATCCAAATGTTGAAAACATTCTGTTAATATTAATCCAACCATTTGAAATAAACATTTGCAAACCCTGCTTAGTGAGATTTTTAATTAATTCTTTATGACCTTTAAGAATTTTAGCAGCATCATCAAGTCTTACTTTTAATATTTCAAAATAATTTTCTTTAGATTGACATTCAAGAGCAATTCTATTAAAATTAATTGTGCAGACTCTATGACTACCTATTGATACTGAACCTCCAGCACCAAAAGAATTTACTTGTGAACCTAAATTCATTAATTCAATATTGTTTAAAAGTCTACAGCACGAGCTTAATTTTGTTCCTTCAGAAGTAAATAGATTATATCTAAAAATTTCTCTCTTACAAATTGATTTAAGAAATTCAGAATCTTCTATAATTTCTTTATCGCCCCATCTTTTCTTTGAAATATTAATAGTAATAATGGGAAATCTAAGTGGCATCCCACCTTTACTCTGATCACCCTTATCAAATAAATCAAGAAAAATATTTTGAATTTCCATTACATAATCAATAATATAATCCATGTAAAATTTTTTCTTTTGTTCTTCTGTTTCAAATTCTTCAGGATGATTAATAGGAAGTTCTTCGAAAGGAAAATACCAACTCATATCTTCAATTAGCATTTTTAATTTAACTCTGTCAAATATAGAAATGTTAGTGAATGGACTTTCCGATCCATTTCTTGATAAATGATTTATCGAATGAATAAATTGCTGAAATTCATTTTCTAATTTCTTTCTGAATCTTGCATTTGTTTTAAGTTCTCTTAAATCATACTTTTCTTTATAAAGAGATAAATGAGAAATATCAAGAAAGAAAGTTCCAATAGCAATAGCACCGGCCAAATGTGTACTCATTTGATGTACAGTTTCACATAAAGCAGAAATATAACTCGAAACTCTCTTTGATGGTTTAGACCAAAGTTGACCAAATTCTCTTCCTATAGTTACTATTTTAGAAGCATCTAAACTCCAGCAGTAGCATTTCAAGATATTTGTACTATCACTCAATCCTAAACTTAAATCATACATTTCACCCGTTAATCTTTTTGCTTCTGATTTCCCATACAATTCTTTCAATTGTCTATAAAGAAAATCATAACCAATTGCTTTCTTAACAGGTGCTATAGATTCTTGAGTAATAGCTTCGATTGTTTTTTCATTTTTATTTGAATTAGGATCAATAGAAGTATCATTCAATTTATCTATAATAGAAGATTCAATGTTCTTTATAAAATCAAATCTATCTTTTGTAACACCATGAATTGCTAATAACTCTTCAATCTTTTCTTCTGATTCGATATTATATTTTCTTTTTAATGCATCTTTCAAAGCATTTCTCATATTGTTAAGCGTTCTATTAGTTGTAATGTTTTCAGAATTAAACATTTTAAGTAACCTCTTCTCTGTTATTTGTTAAAGTAAAATATGCCGTTATTACTAATTAAATTAAAATTTTCATCAAATAATTTTTGATTTGTTGATGCAAATTTCAAATAATCATCTGTTTTTTCAGAATCTTGTTTATATTCAGGTAAATAATTTCCACATTTAATGAATTTAAAACCATTAATAAAATTGGTTTTAACATATTCAATATCATAACCAGTATAAATCATGTAATCGAATTTTTTTGTTATATTAAAATTCAATAAACTCTTCACATCTTCTATATTATTTTTAGATAAAGGATCACCACCAGATAATACTACTTTATTTGAATCAATTCTTTTACTTAATTTTTCAATTTCGAGTAAAAGTTCAATAGGATAAAGTAATTTTGTATTTAAGTTATAATCTTTATTCTTGAAAAGTGGATTTTGACATCCAACACAAAAATGATCACAACCCAAAATGTAAATTATTATTGCTTCACTTTCATCATCAGGATAATCTATGAAAGTTGTTTGTAAAGGAAAAACTACATTTAACATTTTCTATTTAAAAATTCTTTCTGTTCTTTTAAATCTTTTAATCTATTTATCAATATGTTTTCATCAAATTCAAATTTTTTACTGTTTAATAAAGTTTCAACATAATTAATAGATTCACATATTTGTTCAAAATTGAGTGTATTAACACTCTTTACTAAACATTGAGTAGGACCCCAATAAGATAACATAAAACCTCTTTCTAAAATAAATTCTCTTTAGTTAATATTACAAATTCCAAACCATTCCTTTGACAATAAGATCTTGCAGCATTCCATTTCAAAGTATTTTTCTTATATGTTTTCATTTCCAAATAATATCTTTTTAAGGCTTTAGCATTTTTATTTTTAGGTGGTTTAGGAACATACACTTCATTTTTACTGTTTTTAATTGGACCTTGATTATAAGGTTTGATTTCAACAAGAAATTTCTTTAGTTGATTTTGTTTATTTAAAATTTCAACATAGAAATCAGGAATATATCTATGAGATTTTGAAAATCCATTTTCAGTAATAACATAAGGAATTTCTATTGATTCAAAAGACCATTTTATCACATTAGGATTGTTGTCACACCATGACATAAATCTACATTCCCAACTTGAACGATAAAAAGGTTTCTTTAAACCAACATACTTTTCTTTATTTACAACCTCATACAAACCCTGATAGTAATTCGAATTCATTTTAAACTCAAATTTTTGTTAGTAGAGGGCTATAAACTCCTCTATGTAGAATATTAATTGCTGCATTTAAATCTGCATCAATTTCAAAACCACAATCAATACACTTGAATTTTTCTCCATTTCTGGATTCTTTATATATTGATCCACATCTTGAACACATTTGTGAAGTATAAGAAGGATTAACTTTAATAAGATTAATTCCTTTTTCTTCACAAATCAAAGATAATTTATTCAAAACCTTTGAATAAGACCATCTTTGTAATTTATTATTAAATTTTTTATTTATTTTTCCTTTACTATTTTTCTTTACATTTTTAAGATCTTCAACAACTATTGTTTTTATTTCATTTACATTTATTTTATTAACTGATTCATTTATTTTATTATTTCTTTCTATTAGAGATTGTTTAAAATTTTTACTTCCTTGTTTTCGTTTACTTATTTTATCATATATTTTTTCTAATCCTTGATCAAAAATTTGATTTTCTGAAGAAATGAGCAATTTTTTATAACCACAATCTAAACCAATTTCTTTTCCATTAGTTTTTAATTCAGGTTTATCTTTTTCAAAATAAAAATCAATAAAATATTTATCTTCAATTTTTCTTAATCTTAACGATTTTTTCATTTCCCAATCGTTAAATTTATGAAAATGTTTATGTTTTCTTGACGGCAATTTTAAAATTTTATTATTACCAATAGATCTTATTTTAATCCAAATATCAAAAGAATTATTATCAAACTGAATATCTAAAAACCTTTGGTCTAAAATTATTGAATAAGAATTAAATACTGGTTTGGATTTTTTTAATTTTTTTATTTGAGATCTTACTATTTCTAATGCTTGTTTACCAAGACATTGTTGTAATCTTACACTCAACCATGTATTAACTTTAATAGAAGAAAATTTACTTTTGAAGTCTTGTTTTAACCAAAATATATTTATAAATTCATTTATAACTTTATTAGATTCTTCAAAAATTTCATCAAGTAAATTTAATTTACTTTTATTAGCATAAGAAATATTTAATTGAACTCTTCTTATCATTTTTTAAAATCCTAACTAATTCTACTCAAAAAAGGAATATAAACACTAATGTCATCTGCGAATTTCTGCATTTTATTAGTAAGCAACCAATTCCATACTTGAAGTTGATTTATTTTTTTAATTTCATACGATTTATATTCTTCGGTAATCGTATTTATGATATTTTGAGGAATGAATTCAAAATCAATTAACTGTTTATTTCTTTGATAATTACTTTTAAACTCTTCATTTTGTAAGAAAATATCAATACCAGAATCAATTATCTTCAAAGCTGTTGCTTTACCACATTTACTTTTAACACCTGGAATATTATCTGATTTATCACCCATTAAAATTTTCAATTCTAGTTCTATTTTAGGATTCAAACAAGAAACAAATTCTTTTTTAATTGGACTATATATCTTTACATTTTTATATCTTAACAATTGAATTAAATCAGAATCCATCGAAATGATTACCTTTTTATAATCATCATCCATTTGAGATATGATTGCTATGATATCATCAGCTTCACATTTATCAATTCTCAAACAATAAAAATTTGAAAATATTATTTTAAAAGATTCAATAAATGAATCAAGAGCTTTATAAAATAATTCAAAATCAATTTTAGATTTTACTCTTGCTTCTTTTCTTTGAGCTTTGTAGTTTTGATAAATATCTTTTCTCCAACTATGTTTTGCATCAAACGCCATTATAACTCTAGTTGGACCAAATTGTTTAATTGCAGTAAAAATTGAATTTATCATCAAATATTTCCAAAACAAAAAATCTTCATCATCTGGAGCTTGAAAATAAGCAATATGTAAAGTTCTGTATGCTAAATTATGAACATCAAAGATCAACATTTTCTTTTCACGTTCAAAATTTACAAAATTATTTAGTTTTGAGTTCATCATTACCTTCTTTAATTAGATTTAGATAATTTTCAAGATAGTTGAAAAAAGTTTTATTTAATATTTTATTATGAATTTTTCTTTTTATTTGTTCATTAATTTCACATTCATCTACTTCTTCTTTAGATTTGTATAAATATAAAAATTTTCTTTTCCATATATGATAATATCTCTTTTTAATAATTCACATGATCCGAAATATGTCAACCATTTATCACAATATTTTAATTGTTTAATTCCTGTTTTTCTGCATTTTCTAAATATATAAAAATATTTTTTTACCTACATACATTTTATTATTAATTAAGTTTGTTATTAAATATACAAATCCATAATAATTAATAGCATCTTGTTCAGAAAAAATTTTATTATTATAAATCCAAAAATTTTTATTATCGTTATTTTCTATCATATTTTTAATTATTTCTTATAAAATTTCTAACCAAAATATTTTCTGGATAATTTTTAGTTACTCTATTAAAAACTCTAATTTGATATTCTGGTAATAATGATAAATTTATTAATCCTTTTCTTATTTTCAATTCATAATAAAGTAAAAGTGTTACAAAAAAAGCATCTATTATATCCTCATTTATAACACCAAATAACTTTTCTCCTTCATCAAGATTATCATAACATTGTTTCATACGCTCCTTGTCGGCATTACCATATGAACTAAAAAAAAGTTTAATTGAACAAGGATCATAAAGACGAATAGGAATATAATTTTCGTATAATTTTACTTTTAAAGCTCCTGTACTTTCAGCAATATTGAATACTTTTCCATTTGCGGAATATGCGTAGTCTTCAATAGCAACATAATCAGGAAGAATTCCATCTTTGGTTATTGCTTCAAATATTTTATCTCTATTAAAGATATATTGACTAATATCATCCTCAAAATCTTTCTTTTTATAATGTATGATATTTTCAGTTGCGTTTTTCTTTACTTGAGTAAATCCCATAAATTCTTTTTTTGTGATATTCATTTGTTCATCAAGAGTAAACCAAACAACTCCTGGTGAATTTACTGAATTATCAATTCCAACTATTTTCATATTTTCAAGCTCCCTTTCAAACAAAATAAAATTTATCGAAAACATTATTTGTAAAATATTTTTTCAAACATTCAAAATCCATTATTTCTTTAAACTTAACATTATATAATATCAAGTCATTAACATCTTTAATTTTCTTAAACACAAAATTATCTTTTAAGAATAAGTCCCAATTGAAAACATATTTATTTTGTAAAAGATATTTTAAACTTTTATTTTTTCCATCTTTATCATTGTCAAAAATATAAAAACAATTTAATTTATTTAATTCTTCTTCTATTTTTTCGGGAATTTTTGTTCCAAGTGTAGCAATCGAATTTTTTACAAATAAAGAATCTATAGGGCCTTCTAATACTAAAACAGGATCTTTTTTATTTATGTTATAAACATTGAAAATAGCTTGATCTCTATTATCAACTCTATTCAAATACTTTGGAAACATATTATCATACAAAGCTCTACCTTGCCAATAATAAATTTCATTATTATCATTTAGAAATGGTATAATCAATCTATTTTTATATTTCCTATCAATACCAACATACCATTTAGACCATATTTCTTTATCAATTAAACGTGAATTACAGTAGTTTATAGCATCTTCGAATACTTTTCCTTTTCCTTCTAAAATTGGAATGAAACACTTAACATCTTCTAATTCTTTTATTTTTTTAATTTCAGATTCTTTTTTGAGTTGTTCTTTACATTCTTCTTCAATTTTTTCATTTAAAGAAAAATCTTTTATTGATAAACTATCTCTTATATATTGTTTATAATTTAAAGGGAAATATTTTTTGAGATAAATTTCCGCAAGCATAGAAGCATTACAATTAAAACAAAAAAATTGCCAAGTTTCTCCACCCAATTTTCTATTTTCTCTTAAGATAAAATAACCACGTTTTTTATTTTTATTTCTTGATGAATCACCACAAATATTACAACGGAATATTATAGTTCTTCGTTTTGATAAATCGGCATTTTGTAAAAAAGATTGAGCTACTATTCTTAATTGTTTTTCAAGAAGATAATTATCAACTATATTCATAAATAAATTCTTTCAAAAAATAAAAGAGAAATGAAGAATGAATCTTCATTTCTCAAAAAAAAAAGATTAGGATTTAATGTTTTTTCTTAATTTTTCAAGAAAAGCCTGTTTACTTGCTTCTATTTTTAAATTATCAGTATCAACTTTAGGTTCTTCTTTCTTGATTTCTTTTTGTTTCTCATTCAGAATTTTATTAATTCCACTATCCTGATCATCATCAATTGCTTCAGTTGAAGATGAAACATTAGAACTTACTTTCTGACCTGTAACCTGTTCAAATTTTTCTTTTAATTCATCATAAGATTTAAATTTGTCAAGAGAAATAAAATCATCAAGATCATAAGTTTGAGAATGAATTTTCTCAATTATATTTTCATCTCCACCAGCTACTTGAGTAACAGTTTCAGCAAAAGAAGATTCATCATAATTAGGATATGTTTTATCTCCAACCTTTTTAGATTTAACAGATAACTTGAAATTAGCACCATTATAATAATCAAATACTGCTATTGGATCAGATAAACCATCTGAAGGATTCATTGCATTCATGATTTTTTCATGAATTTTTTTTCCATAACGGAAGATGAATACTTTACCTTCATTTTCAGGTCTTTCAGGATCTTTCACAACAACTATATTTGAATAATAAGAAACCTTTCTTGATCTGTTTCTTACTGTATCAGGATCTTCATCCCATAATTCAGTATTTGCTTCACAAACTGGACATTTTTTTCCAATTGTAGTTGGACAATTATTCACAAACCAAGAATTACCATTTTTAAATCCATGCGAATATACTTTAACAAAAGGAATTTTTGTCAAATCAGATTGAGGAATGAAACGAATGATCGCACCAGCAGTTCCATCTTCTTTTATTTTTACTTGATATAATCTTTCATCTTCTTTAAAACTTGATCTTTTTTCTGCTTCTTTAATTTTTGTTGTTATTATATCCCAATTCATTGAAAATTTTTTAGCCATTTTCTTTTTTCTCCTTTTTTAATTCTTTAATTTTTTTAATTATTTTTTTAAATTTTTTTAATTCTTCTTTTTCTTTTTCATCTTCTTTGTTAATATCAAATTCCAAGTAAAAATAAGGTGAAATGTGTTTTGGTAAAATCAGATTATCGTATAATAAGTTTCCCCCTGAACTATTAATTTTAAAGTATTCTGATAAATCAGTGAAATTTAGTTGCTTATTAAGTTCTAAAATAAAATCCTGATCTTTTTTCAATTGTTCTAATGTAAATAAATTCTTTACTTTATTTATATTTTTATCATTTACATTTCTTAAAGAATTTTTCTCATTAAATATCAAATCATAAAGTAAAAAAATTGCTAAATCGTAATAATCATAAAAAGAATTTTCTATTTCGTTAAACAATCTTTTACAATTTCTTTGAATATATTCACTCGATCTTTCAAACCAAAGTTTACTTTGTTTTTTAAAAATGTTTACATCTTTTTCATTTTTGATGAATGATTCAACATTTTTTACAACTGAAAATACATTTAAAGGAGTGTTCTTCACGAATCATTCTTTCTATATAACCATAAATTTTTTTAAATTATTTTTTTCAATTTTAATTTTATATTTCTCAGCCATCTCTTTTTTAAGAATTTGTTTATTTTCTTCATTTAATAAATTAATTAATTTACTAAATGAAACATATTTCTTTTCAATGTAAATTAAAGAATCGGAAATATTAATTCCAAGTTTTAATTTACACTTAAGAATAAATTTATTAAAATTCTTAATATTTTCAACATTAATTTGATTTTTGTTTTTTAAAAAATCTGACAAATTTATTTTAAAATTATTCATTATTTCAAAAAAATCAGTTTCATCTATTTGGTCACAAAAATCATGTTCAACGTTTTCATTTAAACTATAATATGTAGATTGATTATTTTTACTTGTTGGTTTATCAAACATTTTTCTTCCTTTCTATTTGCATATACATAAGATAAAAATTTAAAATATAATTGTCAAGACATTTATTTACAGTCACATTTCAATTCCTGAGATATCAGCTATTCTTTTTTTCTTTTCTGTTTTAATTGATTTAATTACTTCAACCGCAACATCATCAACTAAAGTTGTTGTACTTGGAGTTTTATTTTCATTAAAATTCTGTTCTTCATTTTCATCAGCAAATATTCTCATTTTTGAATAATCAACACAAACATTTACTTTATAACCATTAATCCCATAACGATTTTTTAATACTAACCAACAAAATTTTCCTGCTTCTTTAAATTCATCAGTTTGAACAATTCCTATTATTAAATCTGCAGTTGCTGTTATTCCTATTGAATCCGCAATATCTGTCAAATCTATTGAAGCTGAATTCATTCCACCTCTATTTGTTTGAACTGCCGAAACAATAGGGCAACTCTCTTCAACCGCAATTCCTCTTAATTCTTCCGAAACAACCTTTAATGCTTCATAACTATTAGCAACACCCTTAACATTAATAGGAATCATTAATCCTAAATAATCAACAAAAATAATATCAGCTTTAAATTTACGTTTTACTTTTAATTCTTTAACTAAATTTCTAATTCTATTAGCATTTAATGATTTTGGTGGAAATTCTTTTATTATTAATTTATCATTAAATTTTGATAAAGATTTCATTTTACTTATAAATGCTTCTTTTGTCATATAAGGTAAATGACTTATCTCAACATCAAACAAATTAGCAAGAATTCTTTCAGTTATCTTTTCTTCTGACATTTCTAATGTTAAATACAAAACATTTTTATTTTGAAACAAAGTGCTTGCGGCTAATGAACACATGGTTAATGTTTTACCACGACCAGTATCCGACAAGTAAAGATTTAATGTTTTTTCATGAAATCCACCAGCAATAATTTTATCAAAATAAGGAATTCCAGTTGTTACAACAATATCTCTTTGATGTAGATGATCAAAAAATCTCTGACTTCCTTTATCAGAAAACACATTTAACCCAACATCAGTATTGAAACTAAAAGACATTTTATCTCTGATTTTATCAGGAGTATCACTTAATGTTTCAATATCTTCATCTTTTAATTTAGAAACAGCATCAGTAAGTTCATTAAGAATCATCTTTCTTTTAAAGAAATCTTCAATTCTTTCTAAAATATAATCTTGATTATATTCAGAAATATCAATATTTAAACTCTCAAATAAAACATCATAACTATCTTTAGATTTTAATTCCATCTTCATTTCCGGTATTGTTGGAAATGAAGAATGTTTTTCTTTAAAATCAATAATAGTTTTTATATTTTGTCTAACACTAAAATCATCAAATATTTCTTCAGATAAAAAAGGGAGAATCTTCTCCCTCACATCAACATCATGAAACAAAAATTTTAAAAGTATTTTCTCAAAAAACAAAGGAGAAATTATTTCTTCTTCCATTTAATTTCCTATTCTAAATCTTCATCGATTGTAGTTACTTTTGATGATAAACTATACTTTTCTTTTATCTTTTTTGCTAAATCAGAATTATCTAATACATACATCCAGAACTCTTCATTCTTATCGTTATATTTCTCTGGAATTTCCATTTCACCAAATTTGATTCCTTTTGATCTTCCGACTTTACATGTTTCTACAATTTTAAATTCTTGAGCTAATTCAGATAAACCACTATATTTTGCTATTCCTTCACCGTAATAAACATTAATAGGTAATTTAGATTTTTCTTTTACAAATCTTGATCTATCAACTTTAATTTCAAAAGTAAATCCTTCAACTTCAGTTCCTTCTTTTATTTGTCTTTTTAAAATTACCCAAATATTATCGGCTGCATATTGACTTCCCATTCCACCGGATACAATATCTTCAGGAATAAAAGATTGTGATTTGTAAGTATGATTTATAACTATCATTGGAATATCAAGTAATTTACAAGGCAAAGTTACAATCCTAAAAAATGATTTAATTTGTTTTGCTCTTGTCATATCAGCTTTATCACTTCCTTCAATAGCATCAGCAATTTCTTTTTTTGATGGTGGATTACCAATTGAATCAACAAATATGATTACTTTATTATTTGTTTCATCTGCATTTTTCAATGCTTCTAACTGATTTGATACTTCATGTTTTAATTCTTCCACATTTAGACAAGGAGTCCAAACTATTCTTGTTATATCTAAACCTAATGATTCGAAATATCTTTTTCCTGCTCCACCCTCAGTATCATAATAAAGACAAACACCATCTTTATGTTTATCAAGAAATGCTTTTACCATAATCAAACCATAAAGAGTTTTAAATCTTTTTGGTTCACCAGCAATCATAGTAACACCACTTGATAATCCACCATTTATTTCACCAGATAATCCAACATTAAGTAAGGGAATTTCTGTTACTGTAAATTCATCTTCTTTATTAAAATATTTTGATTTTTCAATACTTGACGTAAATTTTGATTTTGAATTTTTTACCAAAAAATCAACTAAATTTTTCCCCATTTTATTTTCTCCTAATTAAAATTTTAATTCTTTTAATTTTCTAATTTGTTTTTCTAATACCTTGTGTTAAACAATATTTTGTTATATAAACTTTCATGATTCTCCTTTTATTTTATTATAAATTTTTTCATTTTAGAATTTTGTAAATTAATTTCACCCCAACCCATTACTTCATAAAATCTTTGTATAATTGTTAAGAATGATTTTTCAAACTGCAAATCATAATCTACATTAAACAATTCATTAAATTCTTTTGGATATTCACCGATCCAAGCAATTATATCTTGTTTTAAAAAATTATTAGGTTTAAGATATATAAATCTAATTTTAGAACCATTTGAAATAGGCAATAATTTCATGTTATATTTAGTAATAGTATAATTATAATTCATTGAAGCTCTAACATGATAAGGACAACCAGAAGGATAAGTTAAACCTCGTTTTAAATAATATTCTGTATCTTTAGCATATTCTGTATATTCAGAAACTCCTCTTGGAAATGAAATATCAGTTATATTTTGATCTTTAAACATTTTCTTTATTTTCATAATTTCATTTGTTATAATTTCTTTATCATTAATTACAAACATTTTTTTAACCAATTCGAGTAAAGCATCTCTACAAAATTTAGGTGTACTTGTCTTAATAATTTCAATTCCAGTAACATCGGTTAACAAATCATCAAATATTTCACCTTCTTTATCTTTTATTTGAGTAACATATTTCTTTTTTGCTAATATTATCATACCAGTTATAATTTTTTCACGTTTAAAATTTATTAATTGAGGAATTCCATAACGAGAAGCATAAATATTCAAAATATCATTTAAAAATGGTTTAATAACATCTTTGTCGAATTCATTCATCCATTTAACATAATCCAAATCAGATTCGAACTTTAAATTAAGTTTTTCAAATAATTCTTCAAAACAAAGATAACAACTATCAGTGTCAGTTAACTTCACAACATTATTTTTTAGTTTATTATTTTCATCTTCAATTGGAAAATATTTTGTATTTTGGTAAAAATAATTCATAAAATAATCATTTATTGTTTCAGAAAGATATTTAATCAATTCTTGTCCGCTTAATGTAATTGTCATAGCACAATTATTATTATACAAATGAAAATGTTGATTTCCTAAAACACCATACATACTATTAATTAAAATTTTTCTTATCAATTGCTGACTTTTGTAATATTTTTCTAAATCTTTATTTCCCGAATCACGAGCTTCAAACATTTTCTTTTTAAACATTTTTCTTTCGTTAAATATCTTTGAAACAATTTTCTTTAATACTGATTCTTTGTCTTTTCGATAATAAATTCCACCAACATGTATAGTTTCTCCAGTTTCAAGATGCCATGTTTTATATTCAGACAATGGAGTTGAATAACAAAGTTTCTTTTCTTCTTCTGAAGGATCAATAACTAAAGTATCAGGACCAATATTATATTCCAAAATCATCATTGGATATTCTGATTCTACATCATAAGAAGTTAAATACTTATATAAACCCGGACATGCATAAACATAAGCACCTGGAAGTTTATCTTTTGATTGTCTTTCTTTATCGGGCAAAACCATATTTTCTTCATGAAGAAATTTTAAAATATAACCAGTCAATACTGCCATTTGTGAAAATACAGATTCAAATGGAATTAAAGCTTGATAACAAATATTTACTGTAAGTTCAATAAATTTTAACCCTGCTCTTTTCTTTTTATTCTTAGCTTCAGGATTTCCATTTTCAAATTTAACAACAATTAAAACATCTTGAATATTATATTCAACATATTCATTCCAATTTCTTTGAGATAAATCATTTATAACACCTTCGTAATCTTTTTTACCTTCATCAATTTCAATCATCCCTATATTTTGCAGTGAATAACTTTCTCTTGCTTCATAAGTAAATTTTTTATAAAGATCCATATAATCTAAAATCGAAAGACCTTCAAATTTCACAACATCTATCATTTGATTGTTTTTATTTTTTTTCTTTTTAATTGAATATTTATTTAACGGTGAAAAATTCTTTTCAATATTCAAATTATTACATCTATTCACAATATAAAGACAATCGAACGTTAAAACATTCCAACCAGTAATAATATCAACCTTTTCTTTTCTGAATATATCAATCATTTTTTCAAGTAATAATTTTTCATCCGGAATCCAATGATATTCTTTAACTAATGGATTATTACCTGTATATTCATTCAACCCTAAAGTTACTATTCTTCCTGATTGTGAAAAATGCATCGTTACAAGATCAATAGGATATTTTGCTATTTCAGGTTTTGGAAACTCTGGAGCTGTTACCTCAATATCAATTGTACAAATGTTGATATTTGACATATCAACTTTCAAATCTTTTCCAAAATAATATTCTTGAAGAAATTTTGTTTCAACCGGAATATCTGTTTCGCAGCATTTTACTTTAGTTTCTTTTACATTCTTAATTTCCTGAAGATTCTTTGCTTTTCTTTTAATAACTGAATGACCATAAATATCTTTTATTTCTGATTTTCCTGAATTATCTCTTACATAATAAGTTAGTTCGAAATCAAATTCTTTGTGAGAATATTTTCCATCTTCAGTTTCCCAAAGATGAATCTTATTTCTAAATTGATCATAATGAATTCTTTTAAACATTATTTCTTCTTTCTATTTGACAATCAAATTGACAATTATATTGTATACATTCTTTATTAGTTTCTTTACATCTTTTTAAAAACAGTTAATTTATCTTTAATAACTTTATAATCATATTTCTTGTTTGGACAAAAATGATTAAATTTATCAAAATCTATATTCATAATTTAAGTTCCTTATTTGTTTATTTACAATATTAAATTTTAAAATATAATTGTCAAGATTTTCTTTTCAACCAAGGAAAATGTTCTAAAACATAATTTTCTATTCGAATAAAATCATTTTTCATTTCATTTAAGTTTTGATAAAGAACATCAATTCCACCCGCTTTAGGATGACCACCACCAATTCTTAAATTTGCTAACATTTCACCAACATTAGCAACATCATCTTTGATTCTCAAACTAATATGTTTATTCTTAGGATTTTGAATTAATATCATTTCATAATTATCAACGTATAGAAGTCTTTCAGCAATATCATTTAAAAATGCACTACCTACTATAAAACAAGCATTGATTTTATCGAAATCAAAAATCTCTAAATTATTATAAACTTCAATAAATTCTTTTTTCTTTGATCTTAAGAAATTTATTTCATCTAAAGTAAATCTAACATTTCCAGATTGAAATCTACCTTTAAATCCAAAATAACCATATCTCCAGAATAATTCATTAATCAATTTACTTTTCTTATGTTTATGAATCCACAAATCATAATCATTTGTATATTTTAATAAATTATCCAAATATGATAAATCAACATTAAAAGTAGTTTCTACAAAATTTTTAACTAATACAGCAGCGCAATTGTCTGTTACAATAAAAGCATTTTCATTTGGAATTTCTTCGAATGCTGGATGATGATCTAAAACTATTATTTTATCATGTTTTAATAATGATACGTCTTTTGGTGTACAATCTGTTATAATAACAGCATCATATTCATTAAAATTTATTTTTTGAATAGTTTTATCAATATTTACAAAAGAACAACATTCACAAGTTATATTCTTGAAATAATTTGATAAAACTATAGCACAAGAAACCCCATCAAAATCATAGTGAGATATATTTAATATTTTATTTGTTGGTTTAAGATTATAGAAATTCATTTTTAATCTTTCTTAAATGAGTTTAAATAATTAGCAATTTCTTTCAATGAAGAAAAACATTTAGCACCATTCTTCTCAACCATTTTTCTTACTTGAGATAATGATTTAATTTGTTCAACAGAAAACCCTTCATCAAGATAACAAAAAATAGTTTTATTGGGTCTTTTATTTGAATCATCAACTACTTCAGCAATCGAATAAACTCCAATCATTTCTTTTGTAATCACATAAAGAACAAAATCACAAATTTCTCTTTGTTTAATTTCTTCTTTCATGTTTTCTGGTTTCCAATCTTTTACAACTGGATTGAAATAATCTATTTTCAACATTGGAATTAATTTTTCTCTCCAAGTTGATTCATTGCAAGTCCCACCTAAAAATACCTTCATTTCTTTTCCTTTCTAATTAATTAGCATATTCTTCAGTTGTCATAGAATTTAAATAAATTTCTTTTATTACAAACTTTATATTATCATAATCTTCTACAACCTTTCCGACTTTTAATTTCAAAAAGGAATAAAAGCTACCATTAAACTACCATCTTTTACATTTTCTAAAAGGCATTGAACATATTTTTTATTATTACCAATTTTTATTATTTTTCTCCATTAAATCATTAAATCTTGTTAAAAATAATTTTTCTGCTTCTTTTGGTTGTAAAGGAATAATTTTGAAATCGAAAGGAACTATTGAATAATGACTCCATCGTTCAGTAATTAAACCTAAATCCCTTGCTTCAGTTCTTAACATTTTTGTATCAATTTCTTTTACTTCTTTTGGTTCATCTTCAGATAAATTAAATGTTTTAGCAATTACATTCATTAATCTCTTTTCAATTTCTTTATATGGTTTCATTTCAAGAGATTTCTTTACAGGTCTTGCAATATCACAAATATAAGCTTCAGAAGCATCATGTAACAAACCCCATAAAGCATTTTCTTCACTAACATATTGCGATACTAAAACTGAATGTTGAGCAACTGAATAAAATTCATTACAATGTCCAGTAAATCTACAAATATTTGATAAGGCATGAGCGATATCTAATAATTTTACTTCTTCAATTCTTGGATCAAGAGGATAAAATTCAATTCCACTATAAGTTTGTATAAAATCACCGTATCGCATAGTAAACCTTTCTTTCAATTTTTAAAATACCAATCAGGAACACTATTTCTACAAGATTCAGTTCTTACTTTTGTTTCAATCTTTAAGCATTTATTACAGAAAAATTCATCAACTCTTTTATAATTTACACTTCCATATTCGTAATATGAAGAACAATTAGAACTTAATAATTCAAATTTATGTTCACAATCCATAATTAAACCTTTCTTTTCAAATATCAATTAACAAGATAATAAAATTTTAAAATATAATTGTCAAGAACAATTTAAAAAATTGTCAACAACTTATCGATATAACCTTTAGAATCTAACCAATGATCGTGTTCATCAAGATATTTGTATTGTTTATCAATGATATCATTAAAAACATCAGGTTCTTTAATTCTTTCAAATAAATCATCAATTTCATGAACTGAAATATTATCAGGAGTTTTAACAAAATTATTATCATAAGGACTTGGATAACCATTTGTAAAAGTAGTTCCAATTGCAACAGCTCCAACCGCTGAATATTCCAATAATTTCAGATTTGATTTTGCACTATTAAAATAATTGAATGTTAAAGGTGCAATACCAAAATCTGGTCTAAATCTTACTATAGGTATATGATAATCATAACTATTTCTCCACCCTAAAACAATAATTTTATTTTTGATAGATTCAAAGAAAAATGGTAATCCACCAACAACCATAAAATCAATTTTATTATCTCTTACATTTTTTAAAATCCAATCAAGCCACGCATTATCCCAATCACCCTTCATCTTTCTAAAATTACAATAATGAGACGGAGAACCTGTATAAACTATCCTTGGTTTTTCAATTTTATTTTTAATTTTAGGTCTTTTCCCTTGATTAAACCAAAAATGTTTAGCAACAGTATTTTGAAGAACAACCACTTTACTTTTAACACCTTTTTCGTTTATCAAATAATCTTTAAGAAAATCGGTACTAACACAAACAATATCCATTAAATTCATTATTTTAATTGCAGTTTCTTTTTCTTTCAAACCTATTCTTGTACTTGCAATATTATAATCTGGAATATGTTCACCTTCATGTTTTCCATCCCAAATAAAATCATCAATATCATAAATCATTTTATAACCATATTTTTTCTGCAATTCTTTGTATTGAAGAACATTATTTAAATGATTTGGATTCATTGTTCTTTGAAATAAAATTGATCTGGTTCTCATTAAAACATCATGTTGATAAATGAAAAAAGGTGAAACAAAAGGTACAATTTCTCCTTTATGTCCAAATTCAGCATTCAAATAAGTCATTGGAAAAATACATCTGATATGACCACAACCTGTAGCATCAGATACATTTGAAAGAATTATATTTTTGGTTATTCTTTGTACCTTTCGAACAACTTCAATTTCCCCTTTAATATTCTTATTTGGATTATTGAGTTGGTATTGAAATTTTGTCAAATCACTTGTTGGTAAAACTGTTTTCATTTATCTTCCTTTATTCACTACTTTTAGATTTACTATAAAGTTCGTTAATTATATCTTTTATTTCATTTTTATTATCTATTTGTAAATTATCTATAAAATCATCAATCATTTCTGATAAACTTTTTATTTTAATATCATTTTCAACCCCATCAAATAACGTATTATTCATGAATATATTCGGTGGATAAGCAGGGTTATACTCTTCTATCCCTTGAACATATTTCTGTAGTTCTTTATCAATTAAATCGTTCCCATTGTAGTTTACATAAACATCAATAACATTTCCTAAAATCTGTTCAGAAGTAAATTTTTCTGGATATTTTAAATCAATAAATTTAATAGTTCTATTAGAATTCACAAACTCATAAGTTAAGGTTTCAAGATCAAGAATACAAAATCCTCTTTCATCACCCTTATCATTTCTTGTTATTTGATAAGGTGAACCTATCATAATAATTTCTCTATCTTTTATTTTATAAGTTGATCTTTTATGAAAATGTCCTGAAAATGTTAAAGTATAATTATTCAGAAATAAACTTGTTTCTAATCCTTCTTGACAAATTGTAGTATTATTGAGTGGAAATCCAACTATATCAAAATGTCCAAAACAAACATCACAGTGTAAATTTTTATTTGCAACTCTTTTCTTAAAATCTTCATTATTAACTACCCAAGGCACAAACAATAATTTTCTTTTTTCAATTTCTTTAAGTTCTATATCTTCAATTAAACAAACATTGTCAAATTTTTTAAGAAAATTTAAGGAATGAACTTCATTTGTAGTTTTAAAATACGTGTCATGATTTCCCTGAAAAATATAAACAAAAATATTTTGTTCTTTCAAATATTCAAAAAATCTAAATGCTTTAGAAACCATAAAAATATTTAAAGTATTTCTTGTATCAAATAAATCCCCTAAAATAGCAATCATATTAATGTTATTATTTTTTAAATAAGGAACGAACTCATTATAAAGAAAATTCATTTGATTATCAAGGAAAGTTTTATCAGATTTTTTTACACCTAAATGTAAATCTGATATCAAAGCAATTTTTGACATGTTATTCTCCAACTATAGCATCAAGATTCAAATAATCTAAATTTTGAGTTAAATCCAAACTAACAAACATTTTCTCTTTCACTTTATATTTTTTAATATTTTGAAGAAAAGAATTATAAGCAATCATAGTAAAATAAGCGAAAGGATTTGTTTTTGTTAAATCATAGTTATGAAGATATTTAATCATACTATAAACTGCATCAGATTCCATTTCATCTTTTCGATCTTCGGTGTAATTTATAAACTTAGGATTATTGAGAAAATTTTTCGCAATTAATTGAAATATAACTCCCAATTTATTATAAACTACTCTTGATTTAGTTTTATCATATTCTCTTAACAATTCTAAGAACTCACTATTTTTTACATAAATATTTTTCATTTTCATTTCTCCTTAATAAACTTGTTCAATTCTTGAAAATCCACTTGCTTTAGAAACTCTATAATGCCTATCGAATACTTCAAAATCCTTTAAAATATGACTTATCACAAAAATTTTCAATTTATTATTATTTGAGATTAAATTTTTGATAGAAAGAATTATAAAATCTAAACCATCTTCATCTAATTTTGAATCAAATATTTCATCCATGATTAACAAAGAGCAATCCCAGTTGCAGATCATTTTGGTAATATCAATAAAAGCAAGCATAATGGAAATATCAATTCTTTTCTTTTCACCTTCTGAATTACTAAAATAAGATATTTCCTGACCCCTTGAATCTAAACAAAAGATTTTATCTTCTAAAAATTCATTTATTTCAAACTTAATACTTAATCCTGATTTCTTCAAATATTCATTTATTTTTGAGTTTAAAATCGGAATGATTTTTCGAAAGAAATATGCTTTAATTCCGTTATCTGAAAGTATAGTTGATACAACTTCATAATTATGTAATTCTTTAACCTTTTCTTCATTTTTATTAAATACTTCCAAATATTCATCAGATTTTTTATCAAATTCTTTTTGTAGAGAATTCAAGTCAACATCAAATTTTCTCAATTTTATTTCATTTTCTCTTTCGATATTATTTTTAATTTCTTCTTTTAACCATTTAATTTGTTCATTATATTTTTTTATATCTAAAATTATTTTGTTTTGGTTTTCTATTTCTAAACTAATGTTATCTATCTCTTTTGTTAAATCTTTTTTATTTTTATTGTTAAGTTCTATTTTATTTTTACACTCATTTATAATTTCATTTAATCTATTTTTCTCTTTAGTCTTATGTTCTTCTGTTAATTCAGAATTACAAACTTCACAGATATTATTTTGTTCAAGAAACGAAATACTTTTATTTGAATTTTCAATTTTATATTTATCAACGTTTATTTCTTTGTTTATTTCATTTAATTTTTTATTTAATTCTTTTAATTCTTTTTTAAATTCGATTATATTTTTCTTATTTTTTTCTAAATTTGTTAAAATAGTTTGTATTTTGTTTAATTCAATTGTTTGATTATTTATCTTTTGAAGAATTTTATTTAAATCATCTTGTTTATTTGAATCAAAATTTTGTTTTGCTAAAGTAAGCTCATTGATTCTTTGATTTGTGGAGAAAAGATTTTCTTCAAAAAGTTTAATTGTAGTTTTATTTAAATCTACTTGAGTTTTTAAACTCGAAATATTTATTTTTGATAATTTAAGCATTTCACCCAATATTTTCACATTGGTGATTGATTCTATGATTTCTCTTTTTTCATTTTGTTGCATTTCGAGAAAAGGTTTATTATAATTAATTGCTAAAGCAATTATTTGTTTGAACATGTTATAATCAATTCCGATTATTTTATCAATTTCATCTTGAATTAATCTTTTTGATGATTCTAACTGAAAGGGTTGATCATTCTTGAATAACTCTATTGAATCAGGTAATTGAGTTCTAACTATTTTAAAAAGATCATCGTTGATTTTAAAAATACATTCAGTGTAAAGTTTCTTTCGATTTGTTCGATTAACTAATTCACGAATTTTAATTTTTCTATATGGTTTTCCAAAAATACAAAAAGAGAGTGGATCAAGTAAACCTCCACTTTTACCTCCTCCATTTTTTCCTGTAATTAAATTAAAACCCTCTTCAAATTTAATCACAGTTAAATTCGATCCAAAACTAAGAAAATTTTTGTATTTTAATTCTAAAAAATCTACAAACACTTATTCCTCCAAATATCTTTACTAATAAAATAAAATTTTGTATTATAATTGTCAAGTATTTTTTTAACTCAATAAAATCAATATTGAAATTGATTTTTGATACTTATTTGTGATAAAATTCCTTGATTTTGTTGATTATTAAATATTTATTCTTAAAATTCTTTAGTAAATTTGAAGATTTTTAATTTTTAATGTGTAAATTATTGATTTGTATAACACTTGACAATTATAGTTTAAAATTGTATTTTAATAATAAAAAGTTTAATTTAAGAAAAGAAATTATGGCTTTAGCCATTTGAGTCGAAGACTCAAAATGATGTTTATTAAATT